CCTGACCGCTGACACGACGGGTGTGTTCACGGCCGATCAGCTTGACCGCGAGCGCGCCGAACTGATCGCAGAGCGTGGCGAGGCTGATGGCGAGGCAATCTTTGATCAGGAATATATGACATCCTGGTCGGCCGCGCTGCCCGGAGCCTATTACGCCCGCCTGCTGGACAAGATGGAGCGGCATGGCGCGATCGGGCTGCTCCCCCACAATCCCACGCGCCAGGTGCATACCGCATGGGATATCGGCGCATCGGACGAAACCTGCATCTGGTTCGTGCAATGGACCGGGGCCTATTGGGCGGTGATCGACTATCTCGCGTCATCGTCGCGCGGCCCTGAATGGTATGTGCAGCGCCTCCTTGGGCAGGCGCCCGAAAAGGAGCACCAGCACCGCAAGGATTATATCTACGGCGAACATCTGCTCCCCCACGACGCCGGCCATCGCAACAAGGTCGCGCCGAACGCGGCGACTTATGCAGAGACGGTCCGCGAGCTGGGCCTGCGCAATGTTCGCGTCGTGCCGCAAACTGGGTCGGTCGCCAACGACATCAACGAGTGCCGCAAGGTGATGGCGCTTTGCGTGTTCGATGAAGCGAAATGTTCTGTCGGGCTGGACGCGCTGCGCTCTTACCGTCGCGAATGGGACGAGAAGCTGCGCGCCTACCGCGACAAGCCGCTGCACGACTGGGCCAGCAACCCGGCGGACGCATTCCGCACCTTCGCCATCGGCAAGCCGGTCGAGCGCGACATGGGCGACAATGACAATTGGGAGATCGCCGCGATGCAGCAGGCGGAAACGGCGGGGAGGTTCGGGTTGTGAGACGGGATGCATATCATGATTACGTCGGGCTGCGCGAAAGTTCTAATTTGGGCCGGTATATGAGTATCGATGCCCATAACCGTGCGGTTGATCGGTTATGCGAGCGTGTGCGTATAGAATTGTTTGAGCGATCAGGTGCAGCACAATGTGCGTCTGGGCGTCTTGTCTGGCACTATGATTATCAACGAGATGCACAGGTAATGAGTGTTTACTTCCGTTCCGTCTATTGGACGGGGAGAAGTGGCCCTGTGCGTTTGCCGCAATGGGTCAAACGATGCATCGGGCTGGTTAAGTCTATGTTGGCGGTGCTGGCATGAGAATGCAGTCCCAAGAGGCCGAACAGCCCACAGACGGCCTGAGCATCATCGAACTGATGCAAGCCCCGAACATCTGTGAATTGCTCGACGCCAGCCAGGTGACACTGATCGGGCAGACATGCCTGCGCGGCTTCGAGGCGGACATCACCAGCCGCAACACCGGCACTGACGGCGACACATGGGAAAACCGCTACCGCCGCTATCTCGACATCGCGATGCAGGCCCGAGAGCCGCGCACGATGCCGTGGCCTAACGCTAGCAATATCAAGCTCCCGATCCTGACAACGGCGGCGGTGCAGTTTCAGGCGCGCGCTTATCCGGCGATCATCGACGGGGCTAATCTGGTCAAGGGCCGTGTGTTGGGCGCTCCGAACCCAGCCAAGCAGCAGCGCGCGGATCGCATCGGCGAACATATGTCGTGGCAGTTGCTGTACGACATGCCGGGGTGGGAAGAGGCGACCGACCGCCTGCTGCTGCAACTGCCGATCGTGGGCAGCGTGTTCCGCAAGACCTATTACGACGTGGTTCAGAAGCGCAACGTCAGTCAGACGGTTTCGGCAATCGACTTCGTGATCAATTACTGGGCCGAAAGCATCGAGGCCGCGCCGCGCTACACGCATGTCCTGCGCTTCTACCCGCACGAGATCGAAGAGCGATTCCGGTCGGGCGTGTGGCAGCGCATCGCCTTGTCGCCGGGCTATGACGCGGATGATGACAGCGACACGGCCCCGGTCGAGTTCCTGGAGCAGTTTTGCCGCATCGATCTCGACGGCGACGACTATCCCGAACCCTATATCGTAACCCTCGCGCGGAACAGCGGGCAGGTCGTCCGCATTGTCGCCTGCTATGACGAGGACGGCGTGACGGTAGAGCAATCGTCCGGCTTTGTCGTGCGGATCGATCCCAAGCAATATTTCACGCAGTACGGCTTTTTTCCCGCGCCCGATGGGTCGTTCTACCACATCGGCTTTGGCGCGCTGCTGGACGACATCACCGCCGCGATCGACAAGTCCGTCAACCACATGAACGACGCGGCCGCGCTCCAGAACGCGCAGGGGGGATTTGTCGGTTCGGGCGTCAACATCCGATCTGGCGAACTCAAGTTCCGTTTGGGCGAGTGGAAGCGCGTGGACGTGACCGGCGGCACGCTGCGCGAGAACATCGTCCCGCTCAATCTCCCCGGCCCGTCCGCCGTCATGTTCAACCTGCTGGAATTGCTAATCGGCATGGCGAAGGAAATCACGTCGGTTCAGGACATCATGACCGGCGCGCAGCCCAACGCGAACACGCCGGCCACCACGACGCTTGCCCAGATCGAGCAGGCCACGAAGGTGATGACGGCGATCTTCGCGCGCATTCACCGGTCGTTCGGCAACGAACTGCGCATCCTGTTCGGCCTCAACCGCGACTATCTGGACGAGCGCGCGTTCCACGCGCTGACCGATCAGCCGGGACAGGTTGGGCGCGCAGACTATCAGGACAAGGATATCGACGTGATCCCCGTGTCCGACCCAAGGATGGTCAACGATGCGCAGCGAGCCGCAAAGGCGCAGGCGCTGATGGCGTTCGTTGGCAATCCGCTGGTCAATCAGCAGGAGCTGGTGCGCCGCTATCTGGAGGCGACTGGCCAACCCAATGTCGATGCGCTCATGCAGGTTCCCCCGCCCCCGCCTGACCCCAAGGTGCTGACGGACGCGGCGAAGCTGGAAAACGAGCGCGACAAGACCAAGGCGGTTGTCCGCAAATCAAACATCGATGCGGCCAATTCGGCGATGCAGGCGGCGCGAACCGCAAGCGAGTTGGGGCTTATCCCTGACGCGGCGGTCCTGACCGGCGTTGCTGCGCGCCTCGCTACAGACGCGGCAGACATGGAGGACGACGGTGAACCCATTGACCAACCCGGAAACGCTGGAGGCATGGAAGAGCCACCCGCTGACGCAGGCCTTCCTGTCCTTCCTGAAGGACCGCCAATCGGTGCTGATGGAGGCATGGAGCCGGGGATTGCAGGCGAGCCAGCAGGAGGCGGTTTTCCTGGGTGAGATACTCAATCTGACCGCCGACGACGTGGCGCGGTTTTACGATATGGAGACGAGCGGTGAATAAGGGTGAAGTCGTTATGTCCGCGATGCGCAAGAACGGCAAGGTTCTTTGGCGCTTCGTTCCGCTTCCCGACATCACCGCTTACGAACTGGCACTGTGTATGCCGGCCCTGACCAGGATCGACAATCATATCCGCGCAGAAGTGACGCGTCATTTTGTGGAGGTGAGCGGTGAATAAGAGCGGCATTCAACCGATGGACAAGCGGGTGCTGGTCAAGCCGGACAGCGCCGAAACGGTGAGTAAGGGCGGTATCATTATCCCCGAAACCGTGTCCGAGAAAAAGGCCATGGCGATGATGAAAGCGACCGTTATCGCGGTGGGCGAAACCGCGTGGTTCGAGGCCGAGCATGATGCCCGCAATTACGGCGCTGCGTTCGCGCGCCCCAATGCCGGCGACCGGGTGCTGATCGGCAAATATTCTGGCGTCGAAGTGACCGGGCTGGACGGCGAAAGCTACCGGCTGATGAACGATGACGACGTGATCGGGCGACTGGAGGAGGCGGCGTAATGGCAACAGCAGCAGAAGAAGCGGGCACCATGATCCCCGGCGAGGAGACGCCGCAGATCGACTATGAGGCAGAAGCCCGCAAAATGGGATGGACGCCGATTGAGGAGTTCAGGGGCGACAAGAGCCATCACCTGGACGCGGAAACCTTTTACACGCGCGCCGTCGAATACATGCCGATCGCCAAGGCGACGATCAAGAGCCTGAGCGCCAAGATCGATCGCATGGAAAAGGACATGAAGCGGTCGGCCGAGTTCTTTTCCAAGTCCGAGGAACGGGCCTATCAGCGGGCGCTGGACGATATCCGCCAGCGGCAGGAGGCGGCGGTAGAAGCCGGCGACCTCGACGCATTCCGCGCCGCCGACAAGGAAGCTGACAAGCTGCGGCAGGAAATGGGCAGCCCAAAGGCGTCCAACGATGTGGATGATGAGGCCGCGCGCGCCGAAGCCTTCGCGGACTGGAGCAAAGAAAACCGCTGGTACGCGACCAACCCCGCGTTGCAGGCCTATGCCGACGCGCAGGCTGGCATCATCGCCAAGGGCAAAGGTGGCGGCTTCCTCGACAAGGGCGACCTCGACCGGGTGGCGGAATTGGTGAAAGCCAAGTTCGGCGACGACTTCCCTGAGGCATTCGGCGAAACGGCAAAGCCGAAGCCGCGCCCGATGGTCGATGGCGGTGGTAATCGCGTCGTGAACAAGGGCGGCAAAACCTTCGCTGATCTCCCGCCCGAAGCCAAGGCCGCGTGCGACCGATGGGTCAAGCAGGGCATCATCAAATCGCGCGACGACTACGTCAAAGCCTACGCCTGGTAAGGAACAGACATGACTGACGAAGAAACACGCGGCCCCGGTCGCCCCCGCAAGCAGGCGGTTCCGCTCGGCATGACGGGCGTGCCGGTCGAAGAGCCGAAGTTCGCCGCGCCGGAACCCGTCGAAAAGGCGGAAGTGACGATCGACACGCCAGATGGCCCGGTCAAACGCCGACGCCGCGCGACTGTTGGCGGGTTCGCCCAGAAGCTCGCCGCGCCCAATCGCCCGGGCTTCGTACGTCGCTGGTTCAACGACAAGGACAACCGGCTTGCGGAAGCCTTCGATCTCGGATATGATCACGTTACGGACACGGGGATCACGTCATCGGACCCCTCTTCTCGCATATCCCGCCTCGTAGGCACCAAGGCGAACGGCGAGCCTCTCCGCGCTTACCTCATGGAAACCCCTGAAGAGCTTTTTGCCGAGGGTGTTGCCGAAAAGGAAGCCCGAAACCGGATGGTTGATGATGCAATCGCCGCCGGCAGAGATTCCACCGGCCAGATGACGCAAGAGACATATGGCCAAGGTTCGATCCAGCGGGATCGGTAGGCTGCTCTGATAGGCACCTTTCGGTCCCCGTGACAAAGGGTGCCTATCATGGCCAACGCGAATATTCCTCGGGGCCTTGTCCCCGCTCGCGGCGTAAGCGGTCAGTATGTGACCGGCAACGTCGATCATTTCGTTCACGACAGCGGCGATTCCACCGCCATCTACGTCGGCGCTCCGGTCAAGATCACCGGGACCAACTATACCGTCAACGGGCAGAGCCTGCCGGGCGTCGTTCTGGCGGCCAGCGGCGACGTTATCGACGGTGTGGTCGTCGGCGTCCTCGCCGACACGCGCGACAGCCTGCCCTATGTGGCGGCTTCCACCACGCGCATCGTCATGGTGGACACCGATCCGAACACGCTGTTCGAGATTCAGGACGGCGCAAGCGGCACGGCACTGACGCCGGCTGCGGTGGGCCTGAACTGCAACTTCACCGGCTCCGGCGGCAACACCGTCTACGGGTGGTCGGCGATCACGCTCGACAACAGCACCGAGGCCACCACCAACACCCTTGATCTCAAGATCATCGGTCTCGTCAATCGTGCCGACAATGACCCCTCCGATACCGGACCGCTCAAGTTCCTGGTCCGGATCAACCGTCATCGTCTCGCCAACCAGATCGCGGGGGTTTAATCCATGAGCACGATCACAACCGGCCAAATCGCCAAGCTGCTCTGGCCCGGCCTCAACGCCCGCTGGGGTGCGACCTACAAGGAGTTCCCCAAGGAATATACCGACCTGGTCGATGTCGAGGCGTCGGAGAAGAACTACGAGGAAGATCAGGAAATGACCGGCTTCGGTCTGGCCCCGATCAAGCCGCAGGGTTCCGCCATCGTCTACGACACCGCGCAGCAGGGCGTCACCACGCGCTATACCCATGTCGCCTACGCGCTGGGGTTCATCATCACGCATGAAGCGCTGATGGACAACCTGTACGAGAAGATCGGGATGCAGCGCACCGGCAGCCTCGCCTTTTCAATGCGTCAGACGAAGGAAAATGTCGTCGCCAACCTGTATAACCGGGCGTTCAACAGCTCGTATACCGGCGCTGACGGCACGACCATGATCTCGACGGCGCATCCGACGCTTTCGGGCAACCAGTCGAACCGGCTTGCGGTGGACGCGGACCTTTCCGAGGCCTCGCTCGAAGATTTGTGCATCCAGATCGCGCAGGCCCAGAACGCGCGGGGCATGAAGATCGCCCTGACGCCGCGTTCGCTGCATATTCCGACGAACCTCATGTTCGAGGCTACCCGGATTCTGAAGTCGATCGGCCAGAACGGCACGGCGAACAACGCGATCAACGCGATCCGTGCGATGGGCATGTTCCCGGAAGGCGCGAAGGTGAACCACTACCTGACCGATCCAGACGCCTATTTCATCCGCACCGATGCGCCGGAGGGCGTCAAGCTCTTCCAGCGCGAAGAGGCCAGCTTTGCTCAGGACGGCGACTTCGACACGTCGAACCTGAAATACAAGGCCTATGAGCGCTACAGCGTGGGCTGGACCGACTTCCGCGCGGTCTACGGCACGCAGGGCGCGTGATGATCGGGCGGCGGTTGGAAGTGCCGCCGCCCTTTCCCTTCTGACGCTGGCGACAGCGTTCATTTGAACGTCAGGAGACTGAAATGTCTGCACCTACCCGTTTCCCGAGCGGCGTCACGAACAGCCGCGCAATCGCCCCGCTGGGCAGCTACGGGCTTCCGAACCCGGTGTCCTACCACGAATATCACAATGACTTCGACACGTTCACCAGCGGTTCGTGGACCAACACCACGACCGGCACCGGTACGGCGGGCCTCGTGGCCGGCGACGGCGGCCTGCTGGCGCTGGCGACCTCTACCACGTCGGCCGACAATGTGTTCCTGCAAAAGACGACCGAAGGGTTCCTGATGCAGACTGGCAAGCCGGCCTGGTACGTCAGCCGATTCAAGGTCAGTGTCGCGGCGACGGCAAGTGTCGTCAACGGCTTGCAGGTGACCGACACCGCCCCGCTCGACGTGACCGACGGGATCTATTTCCTGTCCACGACCGGTTCCGCAAGCGTGTCGATCGTCTGCCGCAAGAACGCCTCCACCGGCTCCACCACGGCGGTTGTCGGCACCTTGGTGGACGACACCTTTACCGAACTGGCCTGGTATTGGGACGGCAAGGACACCGTCGCCTATTATCAGGATGGCGTGATGAAGGGGTCGCTGACCGGTGTTGCGGCGAACTATCTGCCCGACACGACGCTGACCCCGTCGATTGGCGTCCAGACGGGTGCAGCAGCGGCCCGCACGCTGACGATCGACTATATCCTCGCATCGAAGGCGCGCTGACATGACCGCTAAAGCAAAGCCCGCTGAAAAGCTGACCGCCGAACAGAAGCTGGCCGTCCTAATCGCGCTTGCGAAAGCGAACGGGTGGTCGATCCCCAAGGAACTGGAGGACTGACATGGCCGACGCCGTCACCAGCCAGTTGATTGTTGACGGCCCTCGCCGCGCAGTCATGAAGTTCACCAATATCAGCGACGGCACCGGGGAAAGTGCCGTCCTGAAAGTTGATGTATCCGCACTTGCAGCCGGTCCCAACGGCGCGGTCTGCACAGGCGTCAAGATCAGGTCGGTGAAGTACGATATTCAGGGCATGAAGGTGAACATCATGTGGGATGCGACCACAGACGTGCCCGCGCTCGTGCTGGGCGGTTTTGGCAAGCAGGACTTCTACAAGCTGGGCAACATCCCCAACAATGCCGGCACCGGCAAAACCGGGGATATCAATTTCAGCACGATCGGGGCGGGTGCAAACAGCACCTACACGATCGAACTGGACATGGTGAAAGCCTACTAGGATGCGCCACCGCCCGCCCGTTGGTATCGGCATTTGCGATTTCAGCGGGTTCAAGTTCCCGTTGGACCAGCTTGTGCGCAACTGGGACGGGGCGATGGTGCACCGGCGGTTTGTGGACAAGCGCAACCCCCAGGACTTCGTGCGCGGCGTCAGGGACAATCAGGCGCTTCCTTTCGCCCGTCCTGAAGGCGGCTATGATCCATACGCGGTCGATCTCGCGTCTCCGCTCCGCATCGCGACCCCCTATAACGGGACGGCCGATTTCACGATCCGCATTCGTGGCGAAGCACCTGCCGTGCGCTCCTATGAGCCGTATGAGCAGGTTCCGCAGACGGACACGTTCCTTTTTCCCAATCAGGTGCAGCCGGAGGATTTGTGACCGTCTCGACCAGCACTGTCATCCGATACAGCCTGAACCAGCTTATTCAGGAGGCGTTCGACATCATCGGTGTGGGGGCCGAGGGTGAGGACATCAGCGCCGACATGTATCGGCGTGGAAAAATGTCGGCCGCGCTGATGACGCAGACGTTCAACGCCATGGAAAATCTCTGGCGCAAGGACGAGGTGACGCTGACGCTCGTTGGCTCGCAAGCCGCGTATACGCTGGAGAACCCCAAGCCGCTGCGCATTCTTTCGGGCCGCCGCCGCTACCTTTCCAGTGGGTACGACACGCCCATGACGATGTGGAGCCGGCAGGAATATCTCGACATGCCAAACAAGACGGTGTCGACCTCCACGCCGCTCAATTTTTACTATGACAACCAGCGCGACGACGGCGTGGTCTATCTCTGGCCCGCCCCTTCTGATGGAGCCGCGACCCAATATAGCGTGATCCTCGACACGTTGCGCCCGATGTTTGTCATGGATGCGACGAACGACACGCTGGACATGCCCGCCGAGTGGCAGGAGACGTTCGTGATGGCGCTGGCCAAGCGCCTGAAGCTCAAATACCCGGTCAACGATCCGGTGACGGACCAGAAGATCGACCAGATGGCCGATGGCTTGTTCGCGACCCTCAAGTCATGGGACAACGAACCGGCGTCCATCTACCTCCAGAATGACTATGGAGGCTATGGCGCATGGCGCTGAGGCCGATCAAGCCGGCGCTACAGCAGAGCGAAGGCCGTTCGAAGCCTTGGTCCGGCGCATCCTTGGTCAATTGCTTTTGCGAAAAGGCGGACGGCGACAAGCGAGCAGACTTTGCGGTCATGGCAACGCCAGGGCTGACTGCGTTTGCCAATATCGGCACAGGCCCGGTGCGCGGCGCGCATGTGATGGGCGGCCTGTTGTATGTCATCAGCGGCGAAGAGCTATATTCGGTCAACCAGTCGGGTAGCGCCACGCTGATTGGGTCTGTGCCCGGATCGCATGTAGCGCGCATGATGGATAATGGCGACGAGATGGCCATCGCCGCCGATGGCTATGGCTACGTCCTGTCCGGCGGCGCGATCGTGCGGCCCGTCGATTTGCCGCAAGTGTCTGACGTTACCTATATCGACGGCTATTTCGTTTGGTCGATCCTGAATAGCGACCAGTGCATCTATTCCGCAATCAACGACGGCACGTCTTATGACCTGCTGGACGTGTTCACGGCGGAAGGCGCGCCTGACGGCATCGTCGGCATTATGACCGACCACCGGGAAGTGCATCTGTTCGGCGCATCCACGATCGAGATTTTCTACAACAGCGGCGGGGCAGACAACGCTTTTGAGCGACAGGGGAACGCCTTCATCGAGCGCGGATGCTTCGACCGCGACAGCATCGTCAAGATCGACAACGCCATTACGTTTATGGGCGACGACCGGATCATCTATCGGCTCGACGGCTATTCCCCTCTCCGCATCAGCACGCACGCGATCGAATATCGGTTACGAAGCGCAACCTATGCCCGCGCCTTCACCTACACGCAGGAAGGGCACAAGTTCTATTGCCTGACGGTGGACGATGGCACGCTTATCTATGACGTTGCAACCGGAGCATGGCACGAACGGCGCAGCACGGGCATGGAGGCTTGGCGCGTTGGCGGCGCGGTGCAGGCGTGGGGCAATACGTACCTGACGGACGCGAATAGCGGGAAGCTGTATATCCCCAGTCTCGATGCCTATGACGAGGACGGCGCGGCGATTAGGATGGAAATTGGTCTGCCCACTTTGGAGGCAAGCCGCGAGCGCGTCACCATGTATGCGTTTGAAGCCTATATGGAGAGCGGGACCGGCCTCAATAGCGGGCAGGGTTCGGACCCGCAGATCATGCTGCAATATTCGGACGATGGCGGCCGCACATGGTCGCGCGAGTTGTGGCGCGGCATGGGTCGGATCGGCGAATATCGCCGCCGCACCGTCTGGCGGTCGCTGGGCCAGTTTCGACAACGTCAGATCAAGCTGGCTATCACTGATTCGGTCAAGCGGTTCGCGATCGGATATTTTGCGGACGTTCGCTGATGGCGTTCGCGATCAATCCTCCCAATACCACACTGGTGGACAGCCGGGGCAATGTGCGCCCTGAATGGTATCGCTTTTTCGCCAATATTCAGCGCATCTTGGGCGGCGATGCCGTCCAGAGCCTTACTCGCGCACCGTACATTACCTATGCACCTTCCGGCTTTCTGACGAATGAAAAGCCGCTTTCGGCGACTTCGCCGATTGCGCTTGACCTTGGCGCAGAAGCCAATCTCTCCCTTGAACCGAGCGGCATCACCGCCGACGCCTACGGCTCTGCATCGCAAACCATTTCCGTCACCTTTGACGAGTTCGGCCGCGCAACCGGAGCAGAGGCGTTCGACCTCAATACCGACAACATCACCGAAGGGACGACAAACCTCTTTTTCACGCAGGAACGTGCGCGCGAAAGCCTCAGCGCCGGGACCGGGATCGACTATGACAGCGCGACCGGGGAGATTGCGGTCGATAGCGCCTATCTCGACGCCACCTATGCGCTGATCGACCTGTCGAATGTCGCCGGGTTCACCGGCACGGTATCGTCATTCTCCGGTGGCCCGTTCGAGGGCAATGGCCTTCCCGCTGTCTATTCGACGCCGCAGGTTTTCTACAATCCGTCGCAGTCCCCGACCGATGACGCCCACTGGAAATGGGTCAGGCGCTCGCCCGCAGGCGGCACCGCAGGGTTTGTCAATTCGCCCCTCAAGTCGATCGTCACGACCGACGCCGGGACGGAAAGCTATGAGTGGTCGTTTACGGGCGTTGTTTTCAATTATGCAAACCAAGGTGAAAATGTAGGCGGCTATTTGCAAGGCCGCATGTTTGCCGCTGGTTCGACATGGGGCGCGGTCGGTGAAGGGTGCGACCTGTCCAACCTTTCGTCGGCGGGGCGAGGCGAACTGATCGGCATCGAAGCCGACTGCTATTTCAACCACGACGACACAGACAGCAAGCGAACCGGGCTGCTGGTGGTCGCTGGTGACGCGATCGGGGGGAAAACCGGGGTAGCAGGCGCGCCGGGATATGCCGTCTATGGCATCAGGATCGTTAATCAGTCGGGCTTTGCCGCGTGCAAGTTCCAGCTTGGCGTGTTCGAGGCGGCGGCGACGTTGCGCAGCTTTCAGGCGGCTTCCACGGCCACGGAAGCCTACAGCATCACGGGCAGCTACACCTATGGGCTTGACCTGTCGAACGGAACCGTTTCGACCGCCGCCATTCGCCTGAAAAGCGGCGACAAGCTGTTCTGGACCGTGTTCGGGACAAGCCGTCAATATCATGACGGGACCGGGGTGGCAGTCACGAGCAGCCTGGGGGCGTTGCGGTTCCGCACGAACGACGACGGCACCTATCAAAGCCAGATGTTCACGGTCGCCACACTCCCCACCGCCGGCATTGCTGGCCGCCGCACATCGGTGTCGGACGCGAACGCGACGACCTTCTATTCAGCGGTAGCTGGAGGCGGCGCGAACAATGTCCCGGTATACGACAATGGCACAAATTGGGTGATCGCATGACCGAAGAATGGTGGATTGAGGGGCTTGTTGTCAGGGGCTTCCCGCCTAGCGGACCGGGCAGCGAAAAGCCGATGGGCTTCCATGTCGAGATTGGTCGCCAGTGGGTGGACCCCGCCAATCCTGACGCCATGCCCCGCCGCGAGGTATCGCTGCCCATGAGCATTGAGGATGCGGAAAAGATCGGGTTCGCGCTCCCGAAGTTTCTGGCGGAATTGAACGCCGAAGCCGTCGAGGCGGTGGTAAAACTGGAATTGCAGATGCAGGCCGCTGAACAGGAAATCGCTGGCCTGTCTGCCAAGGTGCAGGAACTGACGCAGGCCAGTGACGACGCGCGCAAGCAGGCCGACCGCATGTCGGGCGCAGCCGTTGCGGCTCAGGCTGAAATTGAGCGGTACAAGGCTGCCTCGGACGTTATCGAGATGATGCGCAAGGACGAGCAGATTGCCGCCATGTCCGGCCAGATCATGAGCCTGACGCAGAAATTGCAGGTCGCCACGGCGGCGGCAGACCAGAATCTCGCCATTGCCCGGAAGCTGGCGGAGAAGATCAAGGCGAGTGATTGAACTGCTCCTTCGTTCATGCTAGATAGTGCCGGGGCGCTTTGTGCGCTGGTGGCATGATCGGGCCACCGCCCAATTCAGACAACGGTCATCGGTAGCAACCGGGTTGTCTGGATCATCATGCACGGCTTTCCGCATCATCATTGCGCGCAAGGGATAAGGATAGGCACGGCCGCCGATATCCCCTTTGTCAGCGCTATCATTGGTGCTGATGCCACCGATGCGATGGCGCGATGCACGACGCTGCTGACGCCGCATGGCGGGTTCCTGCTGGAGCCGATCAGCTCGTCCGTTCTCGAAGCGCATATGTTCTTTCGTCGCGAAGGCCGGGGCCGACAGGCGTTCCATGCCGCGCGCGAAGGGCTGCGCTACTGCTTCACCGAACTGCGCGCCTTGGTCGTGTTCGGCCGCATTCCATTGTCCGACCGCCCTGCCCGCCTGTTCACCCGCATGATCGGCTTTCGATCCGATGGCGTCCGCCCGCACTCGAACGGCGGCGAGCCTGTGGAGTGGTTTGAAATGAGGTTTGACGAATGCCCCGAGTGAGCAACCAAGTCGCGCGCTGCTGCGCATGTGGTGACCACGCATTCTTGCGCATGAAAAAAGGCGTCACGCTCGTTGATGTTGGGGACGCCCACTTTCTTTCTGGCGGCGGTTGGAGCGTCAACGCCGGTTACGCTCAGAACAAAAAGAAGGGAAAGTTACACCGTTCGGTCATGGGAGTAGGTTGTGAGACTGTTGACCATATCAATCACGACAAACTCGACAACCGGCGATCTAATCTGCGCCGCGCAACCCCGCAGACCAACCAGTTCAACAAGCGCCCAAAATTGGGGAAATCAGCGTTTAAGGGGGTGACATGGTATCCAAATCAAGGATGGGTCGCTCGGATTACGCGTGACAGGAAAAGAAGGTTTTTAGGAGCCTTTCCTGCGGAAGAATTGGCGGCAAAGGCATATGACGATGCCGCTCGGAAGTATTTCGGTGAATACGCATACGTAAACTTCAAGGATAGTTTATAATGTGCCCCCCTGCTGTAGCCATCGCCGGAGCCGCTGTTGTCAGCGGCGCGACCACCGCCAT